CACTCCGCCCACAGGTTCGAAACCTCTTCCTTAATATTCTTTATCGTCTCCCGGTATTTAAGGAGCATTTCTGCCTGGTCGTTATAGCCGTACTCTTCCAAATGATCTTCGTACTCGTTCTCGTTTCCGCCTGAATGGGTAACGGTGTCGTTAGAGTTATGGCTTGAAGCGTCAAGGTAGTTACTTCCTGTTTCGCCGGTGCTGGAGCTCTCGCCGTCCGTCTTTGTAGCGTCCGAAAGATAACCTGACGTCAGGTTGTTGACTGATGACTGCGGCGTGTCTGAGTGCTTGGTAAGCTCTCCCGTAGTTCCTGATCCTTCGGTCGAAGTGTTATTATAGCCGCTTGTCGCGTCTGCACTCTCGCGGTCCGTGACGATCTGCAAGGTATCAGTAAGGGTATTGCTCCCGTCCTTGTCGCTCTTCTTATACCACTGTTTAGAAGGATCTGCGATAAGCTCCGCCGACTTCATAAGCTTAACGGCCATATCCCAGACTTCGCGCGTCTTAAACTCGAAAAAGTCGTGCCATAGGTCCTTATCTTCCATTATAAGAAGGTTGTACTTCCAGCGGTTATAGACAAGATATTTGATCTCATCATTATATATGGAGCTGGGAAGAGTTACGCCTAAGAAAAGGGCCGCGCTTGAAGCGTAAGCGTCTTTTAAAATAAGATCGTCATTCATGCTTCTGCCTCCTTTTCTGTCGGATCTACCGGCGAAGCTTCCAGCATATCCGGATCTCTTTCCTCCGGCACGTTCTCGTCGAGCGTATCGGAGCGGGACCTTGCAAGTACCCAAGACGCCGGCATAACGTCCACGTTCAGGCCATAAATCTCGTTAATCTGCCTGCAGGCTTCCTGACGCGGTTTAAGCCTTGTGTTAAGTTGGGAAACGGTCTCCTCTATCTGGCTTCCGACTTCAAATGAGTTAAGGCGCTCCGCCTTCTCGTTTACGTTAACGATACCGAGGAAAGTTAAAGCCTCGCCCCAGATCTTCTCCAGCTGGTCCTGCAGCCCCGGAGCAAGAAAAGGTACAGGCTGATAAAGCAGCTCTCCTATATCCTGGCTCAAGGTCTTATCTACGGCGCAGGCATAAGCTCCCGCGTCGCTGGCCTGCATTGCGCGATCTACTACCTGCTTACCCTGAGCAGTTGTCTTAAAGATAAGCGGGATCCGCTGCTGGCGGAGATTGACGTTAAGCGTTGTGAGTATGTCTGTCATACGCTGCGCATACAATACAAGGTCATTGATAAGCGCCCTGTCGTTGTAATTGTCGAAGATAAGCACGCCCTTTTTATGCGCTATATCAACAACGTAGTTATAACCGTTCTTCCCGTAAGCTCTTACATAGTTCGGCAGGCCGTAGGCGTTAAGCTTACCGGCTGCAGCTGCGGGAAGTCCGATATATTGATCTATTACCTCGTCCTTAAAGAAAGCGCCGCGTACATTAAATAAAAGATTTCTCTCCAGGATCCGCTCCGGGATCTCTGACGGGAGATTTACCCAGTTAATGCTCGTCGTTGCAAGCCCCACGAGCTTAAAAAGGAAGTGGTTAAAGATTATCGCTTCCCGTAAGCGCAGCGGGTTTTTCGTGTTCTCTTTCTTTAAGAAATCGGCGAAGTCTTTAATATACATTTATCCGCCTCCTTAAGTTATTATTGCATTGCTCCGGCTGTAATCCCCTAAGTAGTTACCCTTCCAAAGTCTTAAGCCGGCGTCAAGTTTTGCGATGATATCACGCTGGGCGTCTGTAGGTATAGGCGCCGAAGCAAACGAAGCGCCGTTAGTCTTGACGTAATCCCAGGAAGTCCTGTAAGTGAAGGCAGGCACTCCGAAACCTAAGAAAGCATACCCTTCTTTGCTCATATAGTCGTCACAGGAGTTTGCGTCAAAGTATCTCATTGATAACAGCTGCCAGCTGAATTTGTGAAGGCCCATTCCTGTAGCGGTAGCTCCGGAGTTAGAAGGTATATTAGTACTTATTCCTTCGGATTTAGCGCGGCCTATGTCTACGCCGAGGCTTGCAAGCGAAGCAGCTCCGCCTCCGATCATACCCGCCGCGACAGGTGCTGCAGTTCCTCCAGACGCTACAATGCTCGCAATACCCGCGCCGATCTGTAAAACGCCCTGTGCTCCCTTAATGGAGTTAGCGACATTATTCTGCTGCAGCCATTGCGAAAAACTATCCTCATTAAAAGGAAGCTGCGGATAAGGTGACAGGCTTAAGCGGTAGTTGTAATTTGGATTACCCGTGCCGCTTCCGAGATAATCGAGCGGGTAGAGCACGATGTCAGGAGTTATGGAGAGCACGCCGTATATCTTAAAATAGAAATTCAGATCCTGCGGAGCCTTGTAGAAACCTCCAAACCATTCAGGCGAGAAGTCGATAGCCTCGCCCATATTGTTATGGATCCTGAGCTTTGTATATGGAGAAGAGTAAAGCTTGTTATTTTTAGGCGTATATCCCTGGAAGATATTAGCGGAAGCTGTGGCCCAGCTTAAAGTCAGCTTTGTTTCTATAGGGATATTGCTGTAGGTTTTGGCAAGGAGCCCGCCGCTTATCGAGTGTCCGCTGTAAAGGTTGTCCCAATGTCCCTGATAGGTGTCAGGCGCATAGTCTATGATAGTCTGGCTGAACATAGTAGCGTCCGGGCATATTGCTCCGATAGAGGCCGGGTGCGTGTCGAGCTCGTCAACGATCGCAATAGGTATACAAACCTGGGGGATCATAAAGACTGCAAAAGTCCTGTACTTATCTGTAAAGAGCTGCCCGCTTACACTTTCGGCGATAAGGTTAGCGATAACTCCGGCAATAAAAGAGTTGCTGTAAATGATACCCGGATCAAAGACATAATAGATCAGGTTATCACCGCGCCCGCAGTTCATGCCGTATTTATCATTAAACTTAGCGTAAAACTTCTCGCCGTCGTTATTCTTAGGTGTGATTATTGCATTTGTGGCAATGCAAACGTACTCTTTAAAAGCGTCATATCCGCCCGGCGTGGTAAAATCTCCCTGAGCTGTCGGAAAAAGGGCGCCTGTTACGAAGTCCTCTTTATTAAGGATCGAGCTCCATTTGTTATCGTTGTTCGTAGTAAGGCGCTCGATCAGGCAGCTTGATAAAGTGCAGGAAGGCAGCCAGGTCTGAATGGGATCCACGATAAAGCGTACTTCCGTAACCTCGTCATTGATATAGATACACTTCTCAATGAAGGCATATATCCATTTGTTTTCGTAGGCGGGATTATTAAACATCAGATAATCGCACTCTTCGGCGTGCATAAGCGCGACGGGTAAGCGCATGGAGCGCGTTTCACGCTGATATGATAACGCCGTAAAATGCAATCCGGAAGCTGACTTCCCCTGGAAGAAAGACTTTCTTGCGCTTTCAGAAGAGAAATAATAGTTATCCGTGCAGCCGGGGAAAAGCTTTGTATTTTTGCAAAGGTATACTTCGGTAGTTAATGCCATTTAGATACCTCAATTCTTTCTGCCCCGGAGCAGTTCCAGCTACTCCGGGGCTCATTCAGAAAGGACAGAAAAAGTTGCTTATCAGCTAAGTGTAAGTGTAGCGGTTCCGGTCGTTGTGCCGTCCTCAACAGCTGTTGCTGTAACGGTCCAGGTACCTGTATGATATCCGGACTTAAGAGTGATAACGCCGAAGTCGTCGATCGAGATAAGGCCGTTTGTAAGGTCCGCAGCTGTACCGGTTCCTACTACGAGGCTCCACTTTACATTTTTGGAAGCGAAGCCGGTAGTTGTAACGGTAGCGGTTGCTCCGTTAGTTCCTGCTGCGCTCATTGTAGCAGCGTCGAGCGATACGGAGATCGAGGAAACGGTGGAGGCCTGATCTGTAAGCAGGCATACGTTTTCAAAAGGTGAAGCAGAGACGATCTGCCACTTATGAAGGAAGTAATTCCAGCTGAGGCCGGAGCCGTTTCTAAAATCTTCCATTGTCTGCTCTACGTCGTAGATCTGGAAGAATTCTCTTGCGCAGATAAGAGCGCGGATCTTAGCAAGATAGCCGAGCTGTGTAGCTGTGAAAGCAACGAAGTCGCTATCCTTATCAAGGAGCTTTGCAAGTCTCGCGTTATCCATATCGCCCAAGTTATCCATGAGGACAACGTGGCCCTGGAATTCTGCTTTATCCATATTGAAGCTCGTTGCGAGCACGTTAACGTCGAGTACGGCGTTAAGTCCGGTCTGCTCAAGGATATACTGATCTTCCTTAACTGTAAAGTTCTTGTTGCCGGAGATCGTGTATTTATCCTTCATAAATACCATTTCGTTAGAGATCTCTTTAATGTCTGTAGCGATAGCTGCGGCTGTACCTGCGGCGGGTGTAGAAATGACCTTCTTAGGAAGCTCGCCGTTAAGTGCAAGAAGCGCAAGCTCGTACTGCATAAGAAGCAGCTCGTCGTAGTTCATTGACGTATACATATTATTGATAATGCCGTCGATGAAACGAAGGAGCGCGTCAGCAGACAGGAACGCCTGGCGAAGGTTTGCGTTAGTGATCGTAACAGGATACTCAGCCCTGATATTAAGAGTATGGAACGCTACCGATACAGAAGGCTTAGTGTTCTGGAGTACTCTTGTAGGAGCCTGCTCTAAGCTGTATCCGCGTACTTCGCAAAGGTTAACGAAGATCTCTTCAACGGTCTCACCATACTCAAGGAAGCCCTTCTTGAACATAGCCCAAGGGTTCTGATACTGGCGGGATCTTAAGATCTCCATACCGATACGGTTAACGAGTGTTTCAACGAAAGCATTTCTTCTTGACTGCTGCGCAAGGATCGCAGTACCAACGGCACGGATCGACGCTGTAGTATCATTTGCTTCCGGTACGCCTGCGTAATAATCGCCGCCGATACCGTTTCTAAGTGCGTTCAGGATACCTGAAGCCGACTTTGTGAGTGTTACTTTGCTGGGAACAATAGCCATTTTTATGCCTCCTCAAATAAATCCGAGATCTGTATCTCGTGGTTAACTTCCGGCTCTTCTGTGGCCGGAGCCTCTTCTGTTACTGCGCCTTCGGAGAAGCGCTTGATATACTTGTCTTTAAGTTCGTCGTACTTCTCAACTTCAACAAATTTAGTCTTGTCGATCGTCTCGAAGCTGTCGCTGACGTCCTCTAACAAACTCATTTTAATTTCGTCAGCAACCTCTGAGCCCTGGATCTTCTCAATGAGCTCTTCTTTAGATAGCTTCATACTTTTACCTCCTGTTTTGTTATGGTGATGATAAACGCCTTCTTGCTGTAGCTCCGGGCTTCGGTTTTGTGGTCGGCGGCTTCGGCTTCTGAGTTATATGCTCCATAACAAACAGCATAAAGGCCGGGCTCTTTCTCGATCACGAAGGAACCGGGAACCGTGCTCATAAAGTTAATAGCGTTTTCTTTTATCTTATACGCGTTAAGCTGCCAGCTGTATACAGCGGCAGGCTCTCCCGCGTATTTATCAAATATTTCCTGTGCGTAGCCGTAGCGCCTTAGCTCCACAGTCTCCGACTGATCGCCCGGCGCTTCATATAAATGCAGCACGGCGTCGGAGCACTCGCGGACCGTGCCGGTCTTTAAGATCCCCTGAAGCGCCGAGTACCAGCCTAATTCTTTAAGAAGGTAATCACATTGCTTTTCAAGGCTTCCGATATCAGGGAAGCACGCCTTATAAAGCTCTGCCTTCCTTGTCTTATAGGTCCATTGCGCGAGGCCGTAGCCCGCGTGATCGTTAATAAACTGTTGATAGGAGTAGGTCCCGGCGTTAATCATTTCGGTATACTCTTTATCAGTATATCCTAAAATTCGTTCATAGGTATTTTGCAGGTTATCCGGGCGAAAGTTACTTTCGGCTCTTATGTTTCCCAGGATCCCCGCAGCAGCTTCCGGGCGATATCCTGCGGTTATAAGGCGATCCCATAAATATTTACTGTTCTCCATTATCTCACGCCTCCTAACTTGTCGAGGATCCTGTTCAAAGCTTCCGTGTTATTATCGATAGCTGTACGAAATGCCAACATTTCCTCCCTGTGCCTGTCGTTCTGCTCTTTCGTCTCTTCGCGTTGTCTGTTTATCAGGTCCTTAACGAAGTAGGCCATAAAGCAGCAGGCCACGATCGGAAAGCCCAAAGACGAGATCAAAGTTATTGCAGTATTCCAGTCCATAAGATTACCTCCTCTCTTTAATATAGAACGAAGCGCATTAGCTCCGTAACAATGCCTTTAGTGGTCTGGTCCTCATAAAAGAGCCGGTCAGACAGGTAGGCCGACTGTATGCGGTCAAATATCCCGCCTCGTTTAAAGTTAAGGCGGCTTTTCTTAAGGTCTGCCCGGCTGCAATTAAACGTGATTAGTGCAGAAGGATCTGTTTTCAGCGAGGCGTAAAGCAGGCCCGCGTTGTCTACCCAAATACCGACGGTATCATTGTCAAAGTTAATGGTGCAGAGATATCTTGTATTTTTAGGACGATCCGCTATAAAATCATTCGTCTCGTCATGTGTTTCGTTATCAAAAGCGTAATCGAAGTAATCCGGATCCATTTCTTTAAGGAAGGCTCCTACAGGGCTCTCAGCCACAGCCTTTTTATACTTTTCTGACTTCGGTTTGCATAAGGTATAGCGCTTTGCCAAGTAAAGCTCTTTATCCTTCTCTAAGCGCGGTATCTTGTAGCGCGTAAAGTAAGGATTTTGCCAGCTGATGTTATTTGACATCAGGAAAAACTGCGGGGCTCTCATACGTCCGATAGTAACAAGCGCCTCATTAAAAAGAAACATTTCATTAGGAAGGTAGCCGGAGCCTCCCTTTATTATAAACTCGTCAAAGCAGATATTAGTTACATTATCGTACTCTATCGACTTCATTTCCCCGGAAGTGGATAAGGGAAAAGGGAAACCTGCGGGCTTGCCGTCTATCATGTAATAGCCGTTACGGAATACCAGCTCATGCTCTGCGTACTTCTTACGGAGATCTAAGGGAAAGAAAAGCTCCCTGGCTTTTGCTTCCATAAGCTCCTTTTCATACCGACGCATATAAACGAACTGACTGCCGTCTTTAAGGAAAGAGCTTACGGCGTCCTCCTTAAACGCGAAGGTCTTGCCGCAGCCACGGGCGCCGACAACGAAGTTAACGAGCCTGTGGCAGGCCTTTATTCTTTTATAGGTATAATCAAACCAAAACTTTTTATCTTCGCTCATAAAGGTACCTCTTGCCTACATCGTGGGGAAGGGCTCGCTAAGAAGTAACGAGCTATGCCCCACGCATAATAGACAGTTTCGGCAAGGTCTCAAGTTAATCCTGTAGGTGCTACCCCCATAGGCTCGCCGGATCCATGTTTCAGGATCAGCCCCGGCAGAGCTCAGAAGCCTGACGGTCCTTACCTATCTTTTATTATAGGAAGAAATAGGCAAATTGTCAATCAATTTATAGAAATCTTATAGAATTGTAGAACTTTATAATTTCTATTGACATTCTATATAATAGTGCTATAATGGGTAACAGAAAGGAGGTAACAAAAATGGAACTTAACGAAATATTAAAGGAATTGCGGCAATTGAGAAAAGAGGCCTCAGACAACCCTTACACTTCAACAATGAGAAAGCTAATGGTGTTCGAGAGATATACCGAAGCGATAGAGGCCTTGATGGACCTTTGGATGATGGAGGCAGAAGATGAAGATTAACGTATATTATAAGGACGGCAAAGTAATGTACTTCGCTACAAAAGAGCTTCACACAGAAGCGGGAAAGCTTCATTATAAGCTTGGAGAAAACGAACACTTTATAAGGCTGTCGGAGGTTGCGAGCTTTTCGATCACTCCCCAGCCGGAAGATATAGACGGGCCGGAGGTAATAAAATGACAGAACTTGAAGAGCTGCGCATAAAGGTTGCAACATTAAATGTAACTATTGACAGTCTACGCTTATATAATAGCAGCCAGGACAAAGAGATCCGCAACCTTCGCCTTGAAAACGCCATACTATACAATAGGATTAAAGAAGTACAACGTGAAAACGGCTTTCTTATTGCCGAAAATTTAAAATTCATGAAGCAGCTTAGCGGAAACGGGGAGGTAGTAAAATGACTGACTACATCATTATAGAGATCTTAACCTGCTGCAAGGTGATAACCGGAGCGGTCCTGGTAATCGGTCTCATATATGCAGCTGACACTATTAGGAGGTGGACTGATGATCACAAAAGTAAAGATTGATAAGCATGAAAACAGCCTTGAGGCTGAAATGCCAATTTCTTTAAACTGTCACGAGCGCGTTGCCATAGCCAATGCTTTGATAGCAGCGCTTCCGGAGTGGGATAAGGCAGCAAGCGAGATCATAACAGATACTTCTTATATAGGAAATGCTATTAAAAGGTTATTTGAAAAGATAGCTATTGACACTCATTCTTACTGGGAAGATATACCAATAGAAGCTGAACAGGTGTATTGCAGCGACGAAGATTACAAGCGCGGATTAGTGCTTGCAGTTGTATCTTCAATGTTAAGTATGGAGGCAAAAGCAAATGCCAAATAATATAAATCTGTACGATATCGTTTACAACGATAATTTTACTTTCAGAGTGGT